TTGATTACATTTATATACCTAGTCGGATAGCTGATAATCAGATTTTACTAGCTCAAGATCCTGGTTATGTGGATAGACTTCACATGGTTGGGTCCCCTGAGTTGGTGCGGGCATGGCTAGAGGGCGATTGGGAGATCCATGAAGGTAGCTATTTTCCTGAATTTTCTTCGAGACATATTATTCAGCCTTTTAACATTCCTAAGCATTGGAGCCGTTATCTTGGGTATGATTGGGGTTATCGTAGTCCTTTTGCTGCTGTCTGGGGTGCTGTTAGCAGTGGACGAGATGATAGCGGTCAAGAGGTTTTATATCCTCAAAATGCCATCATTATTTACCGTGAAATGTGGGGAAAGGGTGTTGATAATACCGAGCAAGCCAACCGAATAGCAGCAGCTTCTATTGGTGAGAATGTACATGCTGCAGCGGATCCCAGCATTTTTAATCATCAGGGTGGACCGTCAATAGCTGATCAGTTTCATTCAGTTTTTGCGAAATACAAGCATTCAAATTTTAGACCTGCAGACAATGATCGTTTGAGTGGTTGGGCGCAGATAAGACAAAGGCTGACTAGTAAGCCTGCTTTGCTATATATTACCACCAACTGTCCGTATTTGTTAGAAACGTTACCTGCATTAGCTATCAACAAGCGCAATCCCGAGGATGCTGATTCATCAGGCGAGGATCATGCGGTGGATGCGCTGAGATACTTGTGTAAAGAACGTTTAATTGAAAGTAAGTACAACGCGCCTGAGCCGGTGTTTAATCGTGGATTAGTTAGGCTGCAAGCGTACATAGCACAAGTTAGGCGAGAAGCTGGTAGAGCCAAAATATGATCAACAACCCAACCGTAAAGCGTTTTAGTGGTCAGTACTGGAAGAATGAGATTGGTAGGGCTGAAGAGCGCAGTAAGCGGTTTATTGAATCGGCTGAAGAGTCGATTCGGGTGTACAATGCTCAGAAACAGATTGGAATTTTGAATGATACTGAGCGACGAATTAACGTCTGGTGGTATTGCGTTAATACTCTACTGCCTGCTTATTATTCCTCGACGCCGAAAGCGGAAGTAAGTTTACGTAAGCGCGCAGGTGGGCTGATTGAAGAGTTAAGTGCGGTTCTGCTTGAAAGAAACATTCAGTACAATATGGATGTTAATTTCAATTTTGATTCCGTTGGTTACAATGCCGCATTGCAGTTTTTATTAACTGGTCGAGCAGTGTTATGGGCACGGTATGACGCAGAGATTGAGGACGAAGAGATCCAGATTGCATTGTTTGATGCTGGGGACGGCACTTTACTTGACGATAAAGGTCAACCGTTTACGGGCGATATTGGTGAGATAAAAGATGGTCCTGGCGGTCTTAAGTTAGTTAATGTTGGCGTATCAAACAAGACGGAAGAATATGCTGTTTTGGATGTGGTTCAATACAATGATTACCTCTGTTCTGATGCACGAAATGAAAGTGAGATTGAATGGCGAGCTAGGCGAGCGTTTTTAAACAGGCAGCAGGCTACTGACATTTTTGGAGCTGATATTGCTGATACGCTCAGTTATGACTCATTCCCTGATAAAGATAAGCGTGATTGGAATAGAGATCATACCAATACAGAAGGAAAAGCTGAACTGTATGAGATTTGGTGCGAAGAGAGTTACAAGGTTTATTGGTTACATAAGCCAAGTTCAGAAGGTGTAATTTTTGAGTCTGAACCACCGATAGACTTTGAGGATTTTTACCCTTGTTCTGTTATTGCTCAAAGTGCAGATCCCGACAGTGTTATTCCTGTTTCCGATTACAGTCATGTAAAGGATCAAGTTTTAGAGGTTGAGCGGCTTACTACTCGTATTCATGCTGTAACACAGGCAATTCGTACTAACACTCTTTACGATGCTTCGTTAGGTATTCAAGTTGAACAACTAATGACTGGGGATCTCAAAATGATTCCGGTTATGAATTGGCCTAGTTACAAATCTCGTGGCGGATTGCAGGCTGGTATCGAGACGATGGATATTCAAGCCTATGTTGGTGCTTTGCAAACTTTGCAAGCTGCTCGACAACAGGCCCTTGAGCAACTGTATGAGACACTGAAGGTGTCAGATTTACTGCGTGGTACTTCAGAACAGTACAAGAGTGCGACAGCTAATCGTTTGGAAAATGCTTGGTCGAGCCTTGGTTTGATTGTTAGACAAAACATGTTTGTTAAGTTCATGAGTGATGGAATTAACAAATTGGGACAGATCATTGCTACTCAGTTCGAACCAGAATTGATTTTTGATTGTGGTGATGCAAATAGATTATTTCTTCCTTTGCTTCCTAATGTTCCTCCTCCTCCAGCACCACCAGAAGGCGTAGATCCATCTACGTTACCACCTCCTCCGCCTCCGCCGTCACCTGAAATGCTTATGATTCCTATTAAGCAAAAGGTGATTGATCTACTTAGATCAGATGATCGTTTCCAATATCGTATTCAGATTGCATCCGATTCAATGGTTGCAATTGATCAGATGCAGGATCAGGCAGAAGGTGCGAAGTTAATGGGCACATGCGGTGAATTTTTTAATCAAATGCGTGCATTGATTGAACAGTATCCACCGTTATTACAATTCTCCATTGAGCTGTTTCAAAATGTGATTAAGCGATTCAAAGGGGGCAAAGAATTGGATGGCATCTTTACAAAAGCGTTACAACAAGTCGGCGACATTGCAAAAGCGAAAGAAGAAGCAGCAAAACAACCGCCGCCGCCAGATCCAGTCATGCAAGAAATGCAAGCCCGTATGCAAATCGCGCAAATGGAAGCTCAAGCTAGAATTCAAGCTACTCAAATGCAGATGCAGGATGCTGCTCAGAAAAATCAAATCGCTATGGCCGAGCAGCAAGTTAAGATGCAAAGAGAGCAACTTAACGCGCAGCTCGACATCAGCAAGCAGCAATTCGATCAGTACATTGGCGAACAAGAGCTAGTAATTCAACAGCAAGAAGCACAAATCAAAGCTAATTCTGTTCAAGTTGATATGCTCAAAGTTCAGACGATGGCTCAATCCAGCGCTGATAAGCATGCCATTCAGCAAGAGACTAACCGCATGGCTCAGATTCTTGAAATACAGAAACTAGAGTTAGAGCAAATGCGTATTCGATTGTCTGAGTCAGAAAAACTGATGGAGGAACGCAGATTAGCAGCAGAACAGCAAATTGAGCGTCTTCGCGTGGCGATGGATACGACAAAGTTACAAGGTGTTTCGGTGCCTCAACAACCGATTGTAATCAATAATGTTATTCCTAAGCGAGCTAAACGAGTCGGCAAGATTAGTTTAGACGAGTTAGGAAATACAAGCATTGAGATTGATGATGCGAATTCAGAAACTGAAGGATAATCTGTGTCAGACAATGTTACCGTCTCTAATGCGCCCACAAGTGTAAATCCTGATATTCCTGTTCGAACTCTTGATAAGAGTAGTAAACAGGTTCAAGTGGTTGCTATTGATTATGGCGGTTCTGGCGCCGAAGATTTAAGTGTTCCAGATTTTGCTACTGAAACAACTTTAGTAGCAGTCAAAAACGAGTTAGCTAGTGGTATTAACGTCAGCAACTTGGTGAGTGCAGATATTTTAGGCGTAGGCATTACTGGTCGTAGAAACAATGAAATTGAACTAAGTTTCTTTGACTCATTTGATACTAATCTAATTACAAATACTACTGCAGCTGGTGGATCCGCTACTATTTCTAACGGTCATGCTCGTTATCGAACTGGAACTAACGTAAACGGCGCAGCAAGAGCAGAAACAGTTTATAAATGTAATTATCGTCCAGCGCATGAACAGTATGCGTTTTTTACTGCAGCATTTACCGCTGGCGTGGCAAATAGTTTTCAACGCATCGGTATTTATGATGCTAATAATGGCGCCTTCATTGGTTATGAAGCAACTTCGTTTGGAGTTACTTTAAGAAGTGGTGCAGTTGATACTACAATTGCTCGGGCTAGTTGGAATGGCGATCCGTTAGATGGATCCACAGGATCTATTTTTACTCGCGGTGGTGTACCAGAAGCTATAAACCTGGCTTACAGCAATCTGTATCGCATCCGATTTGCGTGGCTAGGTTCTGCTTCTTTTATTTTTGAAGTATTTAGCCCTGACAACAAGTGGATAACGTTTCACACCATTCATATTCCAAATTCGCAGCTAGCTCCATCCATTGAAACGCCGAACCTTCCGATGAAATTGGAATGCGTGAAAAATGGCGATGGTGCAACTGATTTATCTATCTACACAGCATGTTGGGCAGCTGGAACTACATCAGATTACAATCCCATTACAGAAACACTAACTGATTATAGTCTGGCTAATTTAACTCGATCAGTTATTGCAGGACGTTCATCCACGGGTGGAGGTACATACTACAACGTAAAAGTAAATCCGTCTGGTTCGCTTGTGACAGCAATCGGTGACATTACCGGAGTCGTTGGTCAAGCAACGATGGCAAATAGTCTACCTGTTGCCATTGCGTCTAATCAAACAGCAATACCTGTTACTGATAACGGTGGATCGATTACTGTCGATGGCACAGTAGCCGCTACTCAGTCCGGTACTTGGAACATCAACAATGTTTCGGGAACTATTTCCCTTCCTACAGGAGCAGCAACCGAAAGCACGTTAAATACGTTAAATGGAAAAGTAACAGCATGTAATACAGGTGCTGTAACTATTTCAACTGCCTTACCAACTGGCACAAATAACATTGGCGATGTTGATGTTCTTACGCTACCTAGCGTAGCTTTAAATACCTACAGCAGCACAAGCGTAACCAGTGTTAGTGCCGCAGCCACCAATACTTCGATTTTGAGCGCAAATACCAATCGGCGCATGGCAATCCTGTTTAATGATTCAGACAAGTACGCATATGTTAAACTTGGCAGCACAGCCAGTACTACCAGCTTTACCTACAAACTAGCACCAAGCCAAACATTAGAATTAGCTTTTCCAGTTTACAACGGTGCTATTGATGCTATTTGGGAAGCGAGCGTGATCGGTAGCATGAGAGTAACGGAGCTAACCTAATGCCTGTATTTGGCTCTGACATGCCCATCGGGGCTGGATTGTTGTGGTATACAAATACCGCTCCAGCAGGTTTTTTGATCTGTGATGGTTCTACAAAAAACCAAACGGATTATCCTGCTTTGTTTGCAATTATAGGCACTACCTATGGCGTAGGTAGCGCTGGTACTTTCAAGTTACCAGATTTGCGACAACGATTTGCACTAGGTAAAGCAGCATCGGGTACAGGTAACTCACTAGGTGATACAGGTGGTACCATTGATCATACCCATAGCGTTCCTGCTCATTACCAC